CAAACTAAGAGGCGCAAGAAGAACAGACTTATTTATAAACGAGTGTAATAATGTTAGCTTTGATTCTTACCAACAATTAGCAGTTAGAACATCAGGCAACATTTGGTTAGACTACAATCCTGCTAATTTATTTTGGGTAGACAAAGAACTAATAGGACAGCAAGATGCGAACTTTATAACCTTAACTTACAAAGACAACGATAGTCTACCTGAATCCATAATCAAGGAAATAGAGAAAGCAAGAGAGAAAGGTAAGACCTCAACCTATTGGGCTAATTGGTGGAAAGTATACGGACTTGGACAAGTAGGTAGCTTAGAGGGTGTGTGTATTCCTGATTGGAAACCTATAGACCAAATACCAAATGAAGCGAGATTACTTTGCTCAGGCTTAGACTTTGGTTATTCTGTAGATCCCTCAACTATTATAAGACTATACAAATGGAATGATGCTTATATCTTTGATGAGGTATTGTATCGTAAGGGTATGTTAAATAGAGACCTTAGCTACTTCATTAAACAAAACGAGATACGAGAACACATATACGCAGATAGTGCAGAGCCTAAGTCTATTCAAGAACTAAGAAACTATGGACACAAGGTATTCCCTGTATCAAAGGGTAGAGATTCTATAGTCTATGGGATAAACCTAATCAACCAAAACGAAATCTACATAACAAGCCATTCTAAGAATCTAATAAGAGAGCTACAAGGCTATGTATGGGATAGAGACAAAGAGGGTAACAATCTACAAAAACCTACAGGTACACACCCTGACTGTATTGATGCAGCTCGATACGCTTTAATGATGCAGCTAAAGAATCCAAACAGAGGACAGTATGCAATCAGATAGTTTCTAAAACTTTATTTTTTTACGTTATATATATATGAAAGTAGAGGTTTATATCCCAGACACTTTAAGTGAGATCACTTTAGGTCAATATCAAAAGTATCTAAAGATACAATCTGAGAACGAAGATGAGAACTTCTTAGCTATTAAAATGATAGAAATATTTTGTGGACTAAGAGGCGATACAATAATGGCTATGAAAGCTAAAAGCATAAAGGACATAACAACAATCCTTTCTAATATGTTTACAGAAAAACCTCATCTAGTCAAAGAGTTTAAAATGAATGGTAGAACTTATGGCTTTATACCTAAGCTAGAAGATATGTCATTTGGAGAATATATAGACTTAGATACTTACATAGGAGATAGTGATAATCTACACAGAGCTATGGCAGTTCTTTACAGACCTATCAAACAAAAATATGAGGACAAGTATCTAATAGAAGATTATCAAGGAGAAGAAAGTGATATAATGAAGTCAATGCCGATGGATGCTGTATTAAGTTCCATACTTTTTTTTTATCATTTAGGGATGGACTTGTCTCAAGCTATGATGAGCTATTTGGAGGAGGAGGAGATGGACATAGTGCAACAGCAAATTTTGGGAGAAAATGGGGATGGTATCAATCACTTTTCAGCCTCGCTCAGGGAGATATTAGGAGATTTGAAAATATCACTAAACTAAACATACACACCTGTCTTTACGCTTTAAGTTTTATGAAAGACAAAGCAGAGACAGAATCAAAACAAATGAAAAGTAAATTTAACCGATGAATCAAGGAGTAAGAGGCTATTACCAAATCACAGACACCATTAAGACTAATCTCTTAAATGATGAGAATGTCAATACTGTAACAACAGGCGATATATTCGATATAGACTTATCTAAACAAACAATCTTTCCTTTAAGCCACATAATAGTAAACAACGTAACAATCCAAGAACAAGTCCTCAACTTTAACATTACAGTTATGTGTATGGATATAGTAGATCAATCAAAGGATGAAACAACAGACATCTTTAGAGGCAACAACAACGAGCAAGATATTATAAACACACAATTAGCTGTAGCAAACAAATTAGTAGGTCTTTTAAGTAAAGGAACTTTATACCAAGACAAATATCAATTAGAGGGAGATGCTTCTTGTGAGTTCTTTTATGAAAGGTTTGAGAATCAAATGGCAGGTGTAGCTTGTACGTTTAATGTATTAATCGCAAATGATATAAACGTATGCAGTTAAAAGAAACAAAAGAACATTTAAATAAGTTTGGGAAGTTTGTAATACAACAAGCTAGGTCAAGACTTACAAAGGGTAAAAAAAACGTAAATAAAAAACTATATAACAGCTTAGAATATTTACCTTATCAAAAAGGGGATATAGTAGGTGTAAAGTTTTTTATGGAAGATTATGGTAAGTTTGTTGATCAGGGTGTAAAAGGAGCAAACCCTAATAGATTACCAAAAGGATCAAAAAAATATGGTCAACAACAAGCACCAGATAGTCCTTTTCAATTCGGCAAAGGTAGAGGGGGAGGATTAAGAAAAGGTCTTACAGATTGGATAAGACAAAGAGGTATAAGAGGTAGAGACAAGAAAGGTAGATTTATCACAAGAAAAAGTTTACGGTATATGATGGTAAGAAGCATATATTTATCAGGTATAAAACCAAGTATGTTTTTTACTGTACCTTTTCAACAAGGGGTTAAGAAACTACCAAAAGAATTACAAGAAAAATTTGTAACAGATCTAGAAAATATAATATTTGAATAATGGCTAATATACTACTAAGAAGTCCTAAATACCTAACGATAACAACAGGCTCACATCTGTCAGCTAAGTTAGAACTTACTATTGATGGTACATTACGTTACACTATTATAAAAAATGCTGTAAGCAACAGAACTGTATTTGAACTATCAACTTTATGTAGAGATTATTACGATCCTAATTATGGTGGAGCTTCAGGCTCTAACTTTGATACAGTAGCTATTTCAGCAACTTGGTATGCTTATGATGCAGTAGATGGAGGAGGTAGTCAGTTAGCAACATCAACTGTAACCCACACAGGATTTTATGGATATACTTATTTTTCTCAAGGTGTCGGTGGTAATGACATTGACCCAGATGATTACGAGTTAACTAACACAGGCGATTCAAGAATTGTTTACTTACCTGAAAACACAGCAAGTTTTGTGTGGGATATGAACTCAGGCTCGACCTCTAAAACAACAATAAGTACTACAGCAACAAGTGTTACCTCAGCATCAGGTCAATACACTTGGACAATACAAAGAATCTGTAGTGCTAAATATAGTCCTGTACAAATGAGGTTTATAAATAAGAATGGCGCACCACAAGACCTTTATTTCTTTTTAAAGTCATCCGAAAGTATGAATACTAAAAGCGAAACATTTAAGAGAAACATATTTAAGTATGCTACATCTAATTATGAAGAAGAAGATCATCAAACAACAGTATTTAACAAAACAGGCAAGAAACGATATACATTAAACACAGATTACATAGCAGAGGCATACAACGAAGTAATAGAAGATGTTTTATTAAGTGAATATGTATGGATAAAATATGAATCTACTGATGGAAACAGATGGAGACCTGTAATCGTTAACACAAGCTCTTTACTTAAAAAGACATCATTAAACGATAAGTTAATTCAATATACATTAGAGGTAGAAGAAGCTAACGACATTATCAATAACATAGTATGAGGCGTGAAGTTCAACTATATATACAAGATACTCGAGTTGATTTATTCCAAGATGAGACAATTAGTATCACAGATTCTATACAGAATGTTCAAGATATAAGTGTAGTATTTACACCTTTTTCTAAGCAGTTTAATTTACCTGCATCTTCAACAAACAACAAGCTATTTAAACACTATTACAACTTTGATATCACAGGTGGCTTTGATGCCAGATTTCAAGTTGCTGCAAGAATTGAGATAAACCACACTCCTTTTAAATCAGGTAAATTAAGATTAGATGGAGTTAGTATGAAAAACAATAAACCTCACACTTATAAGGTTGTTTTCTTTGGAGAGCCTAATAGCTTAAAAGAATTATTTGCTGATGAAGATTTAAGTGCATTAAACCCTTTATCTACATATGATATAAAAAGCGATACAGTAACAGCAGATGTAAGACAAGCATTTAGAGTAGGTTTACAAAGCACAGGAATAGATGCAACAAATACAGGTAATCGTAATATAGTAGTACCCTTGATTAGTTTAGAAAAATATTACACTTACGATACGCCAAGCACTAACGAGTTAAAAAACATAAATTGGACAATCTTAAGAAAAGATCTAAAACCTGCAATAAAACTTAAGCGTGTAATAGAAGCTATTGAAACACAGTATAACATAGACTTCAATATGGCTGATGAGGGTAGTATTAAGACATTCTTTGGGAGTGATATGTTTGATGAATTATATCTCTGGTTACATAGAGAAAAAACACCTTATACTGCTCTAGATGAAACTACAAAATATTTTGGTATTAACTACACATCTTTAGGGGTAAAGCAAACGTTAAATAATTATACTTATTTAGGTGGATCAGGGGATGTATTGTCTGGGGGTAAACTTACAATAAACGAGGGAGAGTCTTTTACATTAAGATTTCGATTTATAGCTAGTGCAGCAAATGTTCCAATAGAAATAATTTCTAGAGACAAAACAACAAACGAATTGCTAGGGGTACAAAACAGGCAAACAACGAGTACAGCTATGGTAGTAAGATTTCAAGGCTTAACAAGTGGCAACCTATCAGCTCGAGTATTTGATCCTGAAATCAGGTTTAATAACAATACAAGTCAAGCCATATCTTTTACAGCCTTAAACACCTTAGCTAACTTTGGCTTACAAATAGATAAAACTGTCAATGGCGTAACAACACAGCATTACTATGGTAACAATGCTTTTCAATTAGCTTATATGATTTTCATACAAGACTATTTGCCTAAGATGAAAGTTATAGATTTTTTAACAGGTTTATTTAAGATGTTCAATTTAGTTGCTTACACTAAAAAAGGTAGTTCACAAATATATGTACAGACATTTGATGACTATATGACTTTAGGAGTAGAGAGAGATATAACAAAATACGTTGATATAACACAAAGCACTATAGACAGACCTGTTCCTTATAATCAAATAAACTTTAAATATTCTGATCCTGTTACCCAAACAAGTTTGAGGTTTGTTAATAATTATGCTCAAGTATTTGGAGATTTAAGATACTCAGCTCCTGAAAAATATGATGGTCAAGCATTTAATTTAGATGTTCCTTTTGAGAGAACTGTATTAATTAATTTAGTAGATGATCACGGAAACGAAACAAATAATATTGAGTCTTGGTGGGTTGATGCAGACAGTAAAACAACTTTAGGAAAACCATATATATTTTTTAATAGAGTAGTTAATTCAAGTACTTATACAGTAACCTCATCACATTACACAAGTTACAATGCACCCTCTAACGTATCTAGTAATGAAAACCACACCTTAAACTTCGGAGCTGAATATGATGAGTTTAATGGAGATATAAATAGTAATAGTCTGTTTAGTAGATTTTATCAGCAATACATTGTGCAAACATATAATCAGAATGGTAGGATTATCAAAATATCAGCTCATCTACCTGTAAGTTTTATTCTAAACTATAGTGTAAATGATACTATAGTAATTAATGGACAAGAGTATTATATAAACACAATACAAACAGACCTAACGACAGGTAAATCAGAATTAGAATTGATAGTAAAAAAAGTAGCATATACAAATAGTGTATTAACATAATGATAAAAAATATATTAGACTTATTGCCTTATGCAAAAGGCGAAACAGAAAACATAAAAATAGCTAAGGGTAAATACAAACACCCTGAAAGCATAAAGGAAGTGTATAAAAATTTTAAAAGAGACTTATGGCAACAATAGTAGAAGCAGAAATTAAGCTGACAGCAGAAAAAGCTATTAAGCAAGTGAAAGAACTAAAACTAGAATTAGAAGAAGTTAAGAAAGAGCTTAAAGAAAATGAACAAACACAAAAGAAAGCTGAAAAGAGTTCTAGGAGTTTTGGTAAAGCGTTAGGCGAAATAGGTAAAGCAGGAGGAGTTATATTTTTAGTGCAAAAAGCATTTGAGTTATTAAAAGGTGCAATAGAAAGCAATCAACAAGTTGCTGACACCTTTAAGGTTGTCATTGGTACTATCAATCAAGTATTTGTAGAGATATCTAAAGTATTAGTTGATGTCTACAATAATGTAACTTCTACAACAGATGGTTTCGATGCTTTAGGCAAAGTAATGGGTGGTATATTAGATGTAGTTTTAACACCTTTTAAATTAATTTGGAGTGGTATTAAACTAGGCTTACAAGAAGCTCAGTTAGCTTGGGAAGAATCTTTTTTTGGAAGTGGAGACACAGAAACTATAGATAGACTTAACGAATCAATTAAACAGACTAGACAGGACATAGGGGAAACACTAGACACAGGTGCAGAGGGTTTAAAAAATATTGTTGAGAATTTTGGAGAAGCAGTTTCAGAGGTAGGCGAAGCAGGAAGTCAAGTAGTTGAGGGTGTTGGAAAAATAAGCATTAAGTCAATAGCAGAAAATGTAAAAGCTAATGTACAATTAAGAAAGTCTGCTGAAAGAGCAAGAATAGAAAATCAAGGTTTAATAGAAGAATACGACAGACAAGCAGAGCAACAAAGACAAATAAGAGATAACGATTTAAAAAACATAGATGATAGAATAAAAGCTAATGATGAATTAAAAAAGACACTTGAAGATCAAAAAGAAAAAATGCTTGAAAACGTTGACTTGATGATTCAACAAGCACAAGCACAATTTGACTTATCTGGTAAAGAAGAAGATTATTTAGCCTTACTATCTGCAAAAAACGAAAAGAAAGCAGTAGAAGCGCAAATAGAGGGTTTTCTGTCAGAACAAAAATCAAATGCTACAGCGTTAGAAAAGGAAAAGTTAGAATTAGAGTTAAGTAGTGCAGATGCTAAAGCAGAAAGACAAAAAGCAGAAAGAGATTTTAATGCTGAGATGCAAGAGAACGAAGTTACAAGAATACAAACAATGATAGACAATCTTGAAAAAGAAAGAGTGGTTGAGGAAAAGAGATTGCAAATGAAAGTTAATTCTTATGAAAAAGGAACTCAAGCATTTCAAGATGCACAAGATGAACTAATAGCTTACCAAGAAGCAACAGACAGACAACAAGTAAAACTTGAAAAAGATTTAGGTAAATCAAAAGAAAATCAATTTAAACAGACTTTAGGAAACTTAGCAACTATAGTAGGTAAAAACTCTAAGTTTGGTAAAGCTATAGCAATAGCACAAGCAATCCAAGATACTTATGCAGGTGCTGACAAAGCATTAGCACAGGGTGGTATATTTGGATTCATTGGTGCAGCAGCAGTAATCGCAACAGGTATTGCTAATGTTAAAAAGATTGCCTCAACTAAACCACCTCAACCACCTGCAGGTATTGGAGCAAGAGCATCAGGAGATGTAACACCTGCTATTTT